GAACCAGCTCCCGGCTATTTCAAAGATGACAGAATGAGATTTGTTTAATGTCTCAGCCTTGGGGATATTCTTGTAAAGGCGGTTTAAACGTCAACCTAAACCAGCTTGAAATGCTTCAGCAGCCCGGATTTGCTACAAGACTCCGTAATTTTGAAGTAGATCCTGATGGTGGCTATAGGCGCATTGATGGCTTTACACCATTTGGTGACACAAGACCTAACGGCGCTACCCCTATTTTAGGGATGGCTATTTACGCTGATGGGGTTATTGTATGTTCAGGCACTGGTATATTTTTTAGTGTTGATGGCGAAGATACTTGGCTACAACTTAATAAAGCTTCAGTACACAGCAGCGGTGATAACTATAGTACCTTTACAGGTCGTTCAAATGCCGCCAGAACTGATCAAGGTCGTTGTACTTTTGCAATCTATGAGGGTACTTCAGATTACGGAGAAATTGTAATCTGTGATGGAGTCAATAAGCCGTTTTTATTCCAGATGACAGGTACTGGCGGTTTAGAAACACGTACCTTTTTTGCTAAAGAGATTACTGTAAGCAGCACTGTAGGCCCAGCAATAGCAGTTATACATGATAAACATCTTGTGGTTGCTGGTGATTTGTCATCTAAAAATACTGTGTACTATAGTGGTACAAATGATATAGATAGTTTTAGCAGCAGTGGATCAGGCAGCGTAGTAATATCTGACGCTGTTGTAGGCCTTGCTAGTTTTCGTAGCGATCTTATTATATTTTGTAAAAACAGTATTTATAAACTTTCTAATATTAATAACTCTAGTACTGTTGCAGTAACACCAATTACTACCAACGTAGGCTGCGTTTCTCATGGAAGCATACAAGAAATCGGAGGAGATGTTTTATTTCTTTCTCCAGATGGTGTGCGTACTATTGCAGGTACTGCTAGAATTGGTGACGTAGAATTAAGCTCTGTAAGTAGGCAAATCCAAAGTATTGTTTCTGATGCAGTTGTTGATAAAGATTTTATATTCACTAGCTGTGTATTAAGAAGTAAGTCTCAATACAGATTATTTTACAGTAAAACTGGTGAAAGTCCTACAGTAGCTAAAGGTATTATTGGAACTTTCACATCTAACGGTTTTTCGTGGTCAGAAACATTAGGTATACAAGCATTAGGTATAATTTCTGATGTTAACTCAGACGGTATAGAAAAAGTATATCACGGTGATAAAGATGGTTATGTTTATAATCATATAGACGGTACTTCTTTTTATAATGCAGGTTCTGCAAGAAACATTTCTTCTGTGTACCAAACGCCTGACTTTGACTTTGGTGACGTAGGAACTAGAAAAACTCTTAAATACGCAAGAGTTTCTTTTAGTCCTGAAGGAGCAGTTCTTCCTAGCTTTAGGGTACGTTATGATTATGAAGACCCCAACATACCACAACCAGAGCCTTTTGTTGTAGCTACAATTGCACTACCTGCTATTTTTGGCACAGCAGTTTTAAACGCTGTAACCTTTGGAGCAACTAGTGATCCTATGGAGCGCATTACATTAGAAGGCTCTGGAAACACATGTAGCTTTAGAGTTTCAAGCGACGATCAAAAACCATCATACGCTGTAAACGGTATTTACATAGATTATATGCCTTCAGGCAGGAGATAAATTAATGGCTCAGAATTATACAAGACAAAGTTCATTTGCTGATGGCGATACAATTACAGCGTCTTTATTTAACAATGAATTTAACCAAGTAGTAAACGCTTTTGCATACTCTGCAAGCAGCGACAGCTCTACTGGACACAAGCACGATGGTACTAGCGGTCAAGGTGGTAACATTCCGCAGATTGGTGACATAGACTTTTTAAACAAGATTGTTGTAGATAACACAAACAACAGGTGGGGTTTCTATGTACAAGTTTCAAGCGGCACAGTTGAACAGCTTCGTATCCAAGATGGTGCTATTGTTCCTGTTACTGATAATGACATTGATCTGGGCACGTCCTCACTGGAGTTTAAAGATCTATTTTTGGATGGAACAGCTCACATTGATACTTTGGATGTCGATGTCAACGCCACGGTTGCTGGAACTTTAGGCGTTACTGGCGTACTTACAGCCACATCTTTAGATATTTCTGGGGACATAGATGTAGATGGTACTACTAACCTAGACGTAGTAGACATTGATGGTGCAGTAAACATTGCAGCCGCTACAACTATTGCTACTGATAATAAAATACAATTCAGAGATACTGCAATCTATGTAAACTCTAGTACTGATGGACAGCTTGATATTGTTGCTGATACTGAAGTTCAAATTGCTGCTACCACTGTTGACATTAACGGTGCTGTAGATATCTCAGGCAACTTAGATGTAGGCGGTAACTTAGTAGTAACAGGTACAACTACATTTAACGGCGGTACACTTACTTTAGGTGATGCAGCTTCAGACAATGTTGTATTTGGTGCAGATGTAAACAGTAATATTATTCCTAATACTGATAGTGCATTTGACCTTGGAAGCTCTACACAAGAGTGGCGAGATCTTTACCTAGATGGTACAGCTCATATTGACACGCTTGATGTAGATGTTAATGCAACAATTGCTGGTACTCTTGGCGTTACTGGAGTTTTAACAGGTTCTTCTTTAGATATTTCTGGAGACATTGATATTGATGGAACAGCTAACCTTGATGTTGTAGACATTGATGGTGCTGTGGATATGGCGAGTACTTTAAAGGTTGATACGCGAGTAGGAATTGGTGTTGCGGCACATTCTTCAGCGGCTTTGGCTATCGCAACAACTGATCAACATATCCGACTTAGTAATGGTTCTGAGCTTGGGGTTATAGAATTAGATTCTGATGGCGAGTTAAACATTTGGGCGCATGGTGATGGGGAAACGATCAACCTAAAAACTGGCTCTGGTGCAGGGACTGACATTCTAAGCATAGTTGGCTCTGCAAGTACATTCGCAGGAACCGTTACAGCCAACGCAGGTGTAGTAGTAGATAACTTCACGCTTGATGGGACTACTCTGGCTTTAAGTTCTGGCAATATGTTAATTGATGTAGCGGGAGATTTAACCCTTGATCAAGGTGGTGGTGATTTAATTATCAGCGATGATGGCACAATAGTTGGGACAATAAGCGTAAATAGTAGCGATCTCAAAATTAGATCAAGAGTTTCTGACAAAGATTTAATATTTCAAGGCAACGATGGTGGCTCCGAAATAACAGCCCTCACCCTTGATATGTCAGCGGCTGGTGCGGCTACGTTTAATAGCAATGTTACAGTAGGCAATATTTTATATGTAGGTAGCACTAACAGTTATTTACAAGAATCAAGCAGTGATTTGTTTATAGGCTCTGGTGGCAGTGCTACTTTAAAAATGGCCGCAGACGGCTCACTATCCACCCCAACCGCAGGAACCTCTAACGTCCGCTTCGGTGTCAACGCAGGTAACTCCATTGCAAGCGGTGGTAATTATAATGTTGTCGTAGGCGATGAAGCAGGTACTGCGATTACTACTGGTGATGAATCAGCCGCATTTGGTTTTAGTTCTTTAAGTGCTAATACAGAGGGCACTGCAAACACTGCTTTGGGTGCATACGCGCTTAGAAACGATACATTGGGAAGTAGAAGTGTAGCGGTAGGACATCAGGCTTTAAACGCACAGAACTTTACAAGTGCTACCAGTGCCTACAATGTTGCGGTTGGAGCTAACGCAGGAGCCGCAGTAACCACAGGCGTTCAAAACACCCTCATTGGTGGTCTTGCAGGTGATGCACTTACTAATGCTGATGTGAACGTAGCTATAGGCGCTGCCGCTTTAGGTGCAGACACATTAGGAAGCAGAAGTGTTGCGGTAGGTGCTTATACATTAGATGCTCAAAACTTTACTTCAGCCACTAATACCTACAACACGGCTGTTGGATATGCCGCAGGTAGTGACGTAACCACAGGCACCAACAACACCCTCATAGGTGGTCTAGCTGGTGATGCGATTACTACTGCTAACAGCAACGTAGCAGTTGGTAAGTCAGCTTTAAGTGCAAACACCACAGGAGGGGCTAATACGGCAATAGGTACTTTAGCCTTAGACGCAAATACTACAGCAATAGGTAATGTTGCAGTTGGTTATGATTCTTTAGGGTTAAATACTACAGGCGCTGGTAACGTAGCGGTAGGCACCTATGCTTTAGATGCAAATACAACCGCTTCTTATAATACAGCGCTTGGTTATAATTCTTTAACCGCAAACACCACAGGTGCGCAGAATGTAGGTGTGGGTTCAGGTTCTCTTGCGGCAAACACCACAGCGAGTAGCAACACTGCCGTTGGTTATGATGCTTTAGTTGCAAACACTACAGGCGCAAACAACACTGGCTTGGGTGCTTATGTTTTAGATGTTAATACGACAGGCGCGTCTAATACTGCCGCAGGCAAAAGTGCTTTAGGAGGTAATACTACTGGAAATTATAATTCAGCGGTGGGTCACGGAGCTTTACTGAGTAATACTACAGCAGATAGCAACACAGCGGTTGGCTACCTATCTTTAAACCTAAACACCACAGGTGCAAATAACGTAGCCGTTGGTGCTATAGCGTTAGACGCAAACACTACGGGCTTTAGCCAAACTGGAGTAGGTTATGGAGCTTTAACTGCAAACACCACGGGCTATGATAACGCCGCTTTTGGTGTGAACGCGTTGGGCGCAAATATATCGGGCCTTTCTAATACGGCAGTTGGAAACTATGCCCTAGACGCAAACACCACAGCAAATAAAAACACAGCAGTTGGTTATGCTTCTTTAGGCGCAAACACCACAGGTACAGAAAACAGTGCGATAGGAGAGAATGCTTTAGCCGCAAACACTACAGGCAGAGAAAACAATGCTTCTGGACGTAAGGCTTTAGCCGCAAACACTACAGGCAGTTACAAT